TCTATTTCTTGTTCAGTAAGTGTATTCAGTTCTTGTTCTATTTCTGCAAGTTCTTCTTTACTTGCTTGTACCTCCAATGTCAACGAGTCTTTTTGTGCTGTAAGAACTTCTATGTCTTTCTTAGACGATTCCAGTCCGGATATATGGCCTTCAAGCGACTTAATACTTCCAACAGTGTCTTTATATTTTTTAAGTACTTTTTGATAAATTTCTTTATATTTCTGCATGTTAAATAGTTTAGAAAAAACATCTGAAATATCAGCAGCCGTCATATTTAACAAGCTGGTATAATGAACATTACTTAAAACATTTGTCAAGATAAACGTGTCTTTTGATGAAAGACCCAACATTTGATGAATTTTAGTTACAGTGTCAATTTTATTAGAATCGGTTAAATTTGTTACTTTGTCAAAAACAATTTGTTTAAAACTTACAGTCTCTTCTATACCTGTTTCACTTTTTCTTGACTTATTTTTACCATTCTTTTCAATTACGTAAGTTGTACCATTTTCAGTTACAATGGTCATCTTTATATAAAAAGTTTTTTCGTTCTTGTTGATGATATTTCTATTTGAATAATTTTTTGATTTCATATAAGAATTTCCAAATAGACAGTACATTATAGTGTTAAAGATCGAACTTTTACCAGAAGCATTTGCTGATAATATTCCTGTAACTGTGTTTTCAGTAAATTTTATCTTATTAATATACGAGTCACCATATATAAAAACATTCATAAATTCTAATTCACTTATTTTCCAAGAGATAGAATCAAAAGTCTCTTGTTGATCATTATAAACACTTGAAAATTTTTCATGTACTTCAAGTAAATCTTGTTTAATAAGTGGTGTTAAATCTGATAGTAATTTTGTAAATAGATCAATTTCAAGATCTTCTCTTACTATTTCATTTTGGATCTCATTGGTGGAATTGTGGTTAGAAACTTTTATTTCTTTTGTGATAGAAAGTATTTCAGTTTTAGAAGCGATGTCTTTTTTTAGAGAATCAAAATCAAACGAACTGTTATAACCATGTAATAATTTTATTCTTGATTTTTTTGGAAAAACCACGTCTGAATTGTTTTGGTGTACGTCAATAGTTATATAACCATAATTATTATGGACTGGTAAAAATTCTGAACTCTTTGTTAACACATTCCATTTTAATATTCCATGAACAAGTTCTTCTTTGTAGTTCTGTTGTATTAAACTACCTGGATAAGCAATTGTTGGGGTAAGATGTTGTTTAAGATGTACATCACCTAATAAAACAATGTCATACCCTTTAAAGTCTCCTACAGTAAATAATGAATCACCAGAAAAACTCATGTTAGTACTTACTCTCGAACCAGAAATTGCACCATGATATAAAGCTATACAGGTTGTACCAGGTGTTATTGGAACGTCACTGTGTCGGATAAATTGATTATCAAGAAGACTTGATACAACAAAATCAATGTTGTTATACTTGTAAATACCTGAATTTTTAAGGAAGTAAAAGTTGTTATAAACTTTGATATCTACAATACCTGAAATAGTATCAAGTCGGTCATTATGGATAAAAGTATCATGATTTCCAAGTATCATAATAACGTCTAATATTTTTGTTAATTTTTCAATAAACTCATCAAAAAGTTTTATACATTCCGAGACAAGTTTTCCCCTGTTATGAAAGATGTCGCCACATATAACTAACACTGAATTATCCAGACTTCCATTGTTCTGAAGTACTTTACAAAGATTATCGAACACTTCGGTATATTCATGGTGACGGTCAAGACATCTTATATGTATATCTGCAGTATGATATATATACTTTATGTCTTTTCCAGAACAAAGAATTTTTATTTTTTGTTGTTCTTCGTGAACTTTAATCATATTACTTAAAACGTCTTTAGTGTAACCTGGTTTGACACGTAATCCAAGTATTTTGCACATAGCTACAAGTTCTTTTCGTGTGACACCCATTACATGTAACAGTATTTGTTTTTTTAAATTTAGTTTAATAGTACTAAATTTATATGAATGTATCTACTAATTATCAAACCATCTTTTTCTTTCAGATTTTCAACTTTTCTATATAAAACTTTTTTTTCCAAATTTCTGAAATAAAAGCAAAATAAAAAAATTTCTAGAAAAAACGAAAATCTTATAGAAAAAGATGGTTTGATAATTAGTAGATACATTCATACAAATTTAGTACTATTTTTATAGATATTTTAGTAGTTATTATATCATTTTATCTTTTTGTCTTTTTCTTTCGGATTTTTGTTTTTTCTAGAAATTTTTTTATTTTGCTTTTATTTCAGAAATTTGGAAAAAAAAGTTTTACAGAGAAAAGTTGAAAATCTTATAGAAAAGACAAAAAGACATGATAACAACATTATACCTGTAACTTATTCAAGTGTTCTATTAAGAAATCATTTAATATTTCTTGTAAATCATTATTAAGCTTTTTATAATGTTTTATGATTTTTTCGATTGAATAATATTCTGCAACAGGCGATGAAGTGTTAATAAAATATTTAGAATTATCATACATATGTTCAATTGAATAATAATTCAAAGCATAATGTGTATCTTCATAAATAGATAAAATTTCATCTAACTCATTATGAATAAACATAAGTTGAAATTTTGTTGGAAATATCATATTAAAGTCGTTGCACGAAGTGACTGATTCAAACGACATTAACCTTAAATGTTTTTATATTTTTAAAATAATAATTGTCGTCAAATGCGTATTATTTTTTTGTTTTTATAAAGTAATTAATTAAGAAGTAAATAACTATGGCTTCAAGTAATACAAGTTTATATGTTCATAAAAATCCTGTACACATACAAAATACTACAACTAGTACAACACTTGGTACAGGAGCATTAGAAATTAACGGGGGGGCTTCTATAGGTGAAAACCTGAATCTTGGAGGCACATTTTCATTGTATGGGCTAACATCTGGATATACAAAAATAAAAGCACCGTCAGTAGCTGGTAATAATACATTGACACTACCATCCAACAATCCTACAAGTCAAAATCAGTTTTTGGTAAGTGATACATCTGGTAATTTAAGTTATTCAGCTGGGAATTCTGTAAATTATTCATATAATGGAGCTAATAATGTTGTTGTTCCTGCAGATATAACAAATTTAGCATATACCTCTGGTTTTTTTGAAAATAATATAACAGTAAATGTTGTAGCAACTACTAATTTATCACAGATATACAAATTAACTGGAATATTAAGTGCTGGAGCAAGTGATTGGAATTTAACAGCAGTAGCTGTATCTGGTGATAATACAGGAGTACAATTTTATATAACAAATACAGGGCAACTTCAGTATACAAGTGCGGTGTACACTGGGTTTGTAAGTTTAACATTGATATGGACTACATACTCTCCGTCATCTACTATTGTAAATGTAAATGCTGGGACAGCAACAACAAGTAGTATACCTGCAAGTGGTGGAATACTCTTAAATGTCAATGGAAGTCCTATAACAGATACAGGAACTGCGCCATCAGGAACATTAACAAATTTTTACGGATCATATGTAGGTAAACCAACATTAGCAGCATTAAATGCTGGAGTTACAACAACAAATGCTAGTACTGTATATATAGAAGGAGATCCAATTACAGGATCAAACGAGACAATTACGAATAAGTATTCTTTGAATGTTAATTCTGGTAATATTCGTCTTGGTGGTAACACAAATATTATAGGAAGTTTAAGTAAAAGTGCTGGAAGTTTTGATATCCAACATCCAACACAGCCAAATAAAAGACTAGTCCATTCTTTTATAGAAGGACCTCGTTGCGATAATATTTATAGAGGAACAGCTAAATTAAACTGGGGTAAAATTGTTGTAAATTTAGATTTAGAATGCGTTGATACAATTGATTGTGCTATGACAGAAGGAACATTTGTAGCTCTTAATACAAACCCTGTTTATTTTTTACAGAATAATAGTTCATTTGATAGACTATTAGGTAGTATAAATGGGAATTTATTCACAATTGTATGCGAAAATAGTAAAAGTTTTGATCTAATTCATTGGATGGTTATAGCGGAAAGAAAAGATCAATACGTTAAAGACTGGGATCGAACAAACAGTTCAGGGTCTCTTAAGACAGAGTACACTGAGCCAATTGTTGAAGAAAACGACGATGAAATAGAAATGGTATAGATGATTAAGATATAATAAATTTTTTTTTATACAAATGTATAACAAGACTTGAATAATAAAACAAAGTATTTTTAATACGATGTTTAAGATCACAACATTTTTTAAAATATGGTATACTGAATTGTTTACTTAATAAGTAAGAAATAGTCATCATTACATCATTATCAATACATTTTAACTTATTATAGTGTAATAAATTATCTGTTTGAAATTCTTCATACAACTTGTTGTTATGTACTGGAAATTTAAAACAATAATTTTTATCATGTTTATCATTTAAAATATCATTAATTGTGTAGTTACAAGTGTCATTATATGAATAATTGTCAATAAGTATTTGCACATCAGTTTTTTTTAACATTTCATCGATAATTTTTTCTGTTAATATCATGGTTTGTTATTATTTTATAATTTTAAATAAAGAATTGAACTGTTTTTTATGTAGTTAAAAATAAAAATATTAAAAAATTAAATGAATGAAGAACACAAAGGATGTGGAAGCTGCTCATCGAGAAAAATAGTATCAAAATGTTTTGTATGCGACGTGGAGATGTGTGTATTTTGTGTAATAAATCATTACGAAAGTAAAAAGTGTCAGACATATATGAAAGAAATAGAGAATGTTCAAGAGTTTGATCATATCGAGGATATTAGTTTAAGGAAAAAATATTTGATAGAGGCTCAAAAAGAGCGTACTGATGCGGAGGAAAAGATTAAAGAGGAGAAGATCAAAGAGGAAAAGATTAAGGCTGAGAATGAGCTACTTCACAAGGCTGGAAAGATGTGTGGTTATGGAGATTCATTTAACGGGTTTTGTAGATATTCAGATAATCAAAAGAATCTTGTTAAGGACGACGATGATGATAAATATTACTGTATAGTCCATCTACAGAATGTGAAAGATCATAGAAGATTTAAATTTTTAAATAACTATCTTAAGAAATAGTAGTGTTGAT